ACGTTCACAACGCGGCCACGCGCAAGCACGCTCACACGTACCCGCGCGGAACAGCATTCAGACGCCGCCAGAACCGCTGATCCGGCGTCCGCCAGCGCCAGTACTGCTTGCCAGTCGGGCACCAAATCACGGCCTTATCCTTGGCGCCCGTGAACTTGACCAGGCCATCGTGCCAACGGCAGATCGAGACCGGCGCTGCCAAGGCTTCCGCATCGGTAATCGGTGGATCTGCCCGGGTGCTTGATCGGTATTTCTTCTTTCCGTCGTCTTCAACGGTTGGCGTGTTGGCGGCTTTGAGTTCGCTCGGTCTCATATGATTCTTACACTTTGGCGCTTCACCAAGTCTGGGTAGAGCTCATCGATGGGCGTCTTCCAACGCTTTTGTTGTTCTTCACGTCCACGCACGGCATCGCCGAATACTTTCGTGGCGACGTACTGAAGTGCGTCGTGAGGGTGGCTGAAATCGTTCTTGTCGGGGGCGTCGTGGTAGCGCTCGCAGGCCCCGACGATCTTGATTCGCTTGTACTGGTAACGGCCTCTAAACCCCTTCCGCAAGACTTCGCAGCGCGGGCTGATTTGAAACTGAGGCTTGCCGCTACGCAGCGTGTTGAGCGGCTTGCGCACCGACTCGATTCGAATCGTCGGGTTCTGTTCGCCCGCTTGGATCCCGATTCCGCGGCCTCGTAGCATGTCGAAGCAGGTCTTTTCGGCTTTGTCATGCGTCATGGATGAACTCGCATTTCCCGCGGGGTCTCCATAGTCTTCGAACGTAAAGCCGGCATAGTGCTCAGATGACATCTCGAGCACGCACTCGGTAAACGTCTCGAAGCCCACGTCCTCCCCGCAAAGCTCATCGAGGACAATCCAGCGGCCATCGGGCGTTATCTGTGTGAACACACACGCGGGAGTCAGTCCAAAGTCCCAGCCGCGCTTGATCGGTACACCCTTGATCGGCCCCACTTCCGCACAGTGAATCGTGTCGTTGTATTCCGGATAAACGGGCCTTCCGTCTTTCACGTATCCATAGAGCCCATCGACATAGACACGAACGTAGTCCGGGTCCGCACCCTTCATTTGATTGGCGTAGTAGTCGGCCGGCAGGTTGGGAAGGTTTTCGGCTTCAGGCGAACGGCCGCTCGGCTGCTTGAAGATCTCGACGTTATCCGGAGGGTTCGTCTCGAAGAGCTGATACCACCAGGAGTCATCATCGGGGGGATTCGTATCGAGAATGATTCCGGGGTCGACACACCCGCCATCTCGAACCGATGGATAGCGGCCCACACGGCCCTGTAGAGCCTTGATCACAGCCCAGGGCAATTCTCTGGCTTCGTTTCCCCATGAGCCCGTAAGCTCGAGAGAGAGGAGGTTTGAAACATGCTCGGGCCGATCGAGTGCGCGGAACAAGATCTCAGACATAACGACTGAGCCGTCATCGAGAGGCATCTTGAGGAAATAGTTGTGGTCCGACTTCGCGTAGGTGCCGAACACGCCATCCGGCAACCAATCGAGCCATGTCTTGATCGATGTGTCGGACAGCTGCCGGTAGGTATTGCGCACCACGGCAAAACGCGATCGTCGAATACCGTCAACTTCCGGCTGACGCGCCGCCCACTGCACGATATCCATAACGCAGCCGGACGACTTGCCAGACCCAAATGGGCCTAATAGCCCACGGATGAACTTCCTGGATTGGCTGAACCGTCCGATTGTCGGTACGAGCGCGTAGTCGTACTCGATATCAGCCATTAGGTGGGCGCTTGATCACAAGTCGCGTGGCAAGCGTCACTTCACCCTCGACGGTAGTTTCGGTGCGCGCAAGCTTCGGGATGTGATACTCGGCCATATCCATGGCGAGCTTCACGGCAAGACCGGGATCCGGCTTGCGCAACCAAGTAAGTTGCGGCTCGCCGCTCTCCGCTAAAAGCGGCTTGCCATCTCGATCAGTGACAGGCTCCTTCTCGCCCTCTGCAACGGCTGCCAGCCAGCGCCCGAAGTTCTCTGCATTGGTGTCAAGAACGCGAGCGATCGCCTCCCTGACGGCTGCTGTGGCCTTATTGGCGCTGCCTTTCGGGCGCCCCGCTCGCGGATCTCCGGCAACAAACCGCTTCCCATTGCCTGGCATTCTTTATGACACCTAGTTCAATGTTGCGCGGTCTGCAACGGCCATCACACTGAGTGGCGCCGCTGTCGAAGTTCCGACACGTGAACAGATGGGGCAAGGCAGATCTCGAACGACTACCCCTTGATGGACCCATACGCCCGAATCGTCACATTTAATGCACGGCATCCCTTGGGAGGCGAATTCAGAGAAACTAGTGTTCCGCAGGACTTTCAAACACGCCTGAACGGCCAAGTCCACATTGCTCCCGTGAGTCCGCGCCCAATGCTCGAGCGCCAGCGAACATTGCATCGCGTCAAGTACGGCTTCGGGCGGATTGCCGCCCATCAAATCGTGGACACCAATCCATAAGCTCACGAGTAGGCAGGAGACAGGGTCGGTGCCCCTCAGCACGAATAGGGGTTCGTCGGCTTCTGCCGTCGTGTATCGATCGAACGGGCCGGGCTGGGACTTGCTCCACACGTGATTGGTCCCTAGAGTGCGCAGAGGATCGAGGGCGCCAGCATGTCGAATTTCGCCATTGCGATGTTGATCAAACCGTTTTACCTGTTGGCGCTGAGCTTTCTGGTATTGATTCCAGTTCGGCTCGCAGTTGAACGGCGCATGAAGGATGGCAAGTTGAAGCGGCTACTGTTGCGACGCATAAGCTAGCGAAGAACCTATACTCCCGAGTAAGCCTTGGCGCGCCCAGACCATGTGCGCCATGCCCGGATCGACTCCCGCAGACATTAACCTTGCCGCAAACTGTGGCGACAATGCGGACTGCGCCAGAACATCCATCACGCGAGGCTGCGCAATTTGCATGGCGTATTGGACAGGTCGCAGAACTGTTTGCCCGAGCGCACTCTGCGCTGAGCGCTCTACCATCGACTGAGGTAGCCCGAGCGGCCCTAAGAATTGTCGCAGAACGTTTTGGCTAATCAGGTTCTGGCCGGTATTGGAGCCCACAGCGCGGCCCAATTCATCTGCATTAGAGCGGCGTGCGAGCTGATCTCCCACCTGCATCACCGTGCGGAGCTGATCCTGACTGAGTACTCCACTTAGCGTCGCGTTCTGCTGCCCCGTCACTTGGCTCGCAAGCTGATCTCCGTTTCTCACAGCGTTCGCATAGGAGGCGGAATTGAGGCGCGTGTTATTGCCGAAGTCGGAAAGCGCCGGCATGAGCTTGTTTGTCAGAGCCTGACCTACCTCCATGCGGTTGATGGGCTGTGACAGCCCCGCATAGGTTGAGTCTGCCGCTCGGAGGGAGGGCATGTTGAGCTGTGTCCAGTCATTGAGGCTGGCCAGTGTGGACTTCATCGCCCCTAACTCATGCGCGCCCATTCCCCGCTGTTCGGCCTGATTGACCGAATCGTTTAGCGACATCTTCAGGTATTGAATCGCCTTACCTGAGTACTGAGCGGTTTCAGCCGCTTGCGTTGTAGAGAACGATTTTCCGGCGTCGTCAAGAATGGATGAATTGACAACGTGCTCGGGTATGTCGGTTCCCGATACCAGTGAATCGCCTCGTTCGCTCGCGAGCTGCTGGGCGCGTTGCCACGCGGATTGCATGGACGGTCGGCCCAAAAGGGATGTGAGTGCAGAGTCCGAATCCGCAGTCGCATCGCGCGCAGCAGCATAAAGTGGGGCCGTGGTGGACGAACGGGCGGCCTGGGCGAGCTCCATATCGGTATCTGTACCCCCGATCCCTTGCAGTGCCGATACCATCGCCCCGCGGTTCGCCTGGTTCCTAGCCGTCAGCGCCGTCAAGTATTCAGGATTGTTCCGCAGACTGCGCTCGAGCTGCGAGATGCCCGCGTTATTGGCGAGCTCGGCAGTCGTCGGCTGAACGCCAGGTAGGAAGCTGCCAGCGCTTTGAATCGCGTTTGCTGCGTCAGATGCCGCTGAAGGTCCGCCGGCAAAAGACTGCAATGCCCGCGCGGCGATCCGCTGCTGACCGCCCTGGAATAGCGGCTCAAGAACAGCCTTACCCCCCTGATAGAGCGCCCCAGCGCCGCGACCCACCAGAAGCCCAGCCGGCGAGGTTAATCCGCCCAAGCCAGCGTTGAAGAGTGTCTCGCCTGTGCTAGTGGATGGTTGTAAAAGGCCCGTCCCTGCGCCAATTGCCGCCGCCCCCGCCATCGTATTAGCGCCGGGAATAAGCGCGGTAGATGCGAGGTCTGCCACCGTGCCTGAGATGTATCCCGCCTTACCAGCACCGGTCGCCATGAGCGGCGCATCGAGCGCTCGAGAGTTCGCGACATCCTGACGTGATTCTTGCCCCGTTAACTGCCCTACTCCGCGTGCGAGGTCATACGACGCCTTCCCAGCGCCGGCAAGAAAGTTCTGCATC